GGAATTCCGCCGGGAATTGCGGCGGATGTCGAGTTGGTTGGCGGCGCATTATACATTCCGGGCCGGCAGAATGTGGTGGTGACTTACAAGGCCGGCTACCAAGTCACGGGCGAAGCTCTGACGATTGAGGCGACGAGCTACACGCCTATTGCCCCGTATGGAATTTGGGCAACCGACCAAGGCGTCACCTACACGAGTTCAGGGTTGAGTCTGACGCCGATGCCGGCTGGAACGATTTTGGCTGCCGGACAGTATATTCCGCCGGCGCCCGACATCACCGTGCCGGTTTTGAACTATACGTTCGCCGCCGCCGACATCGGCCAGCAGGTTCTAATCAATTATGGATTTATTCCCGCCGAGGTCGAGCAGCTTATGATCGACTTGACGATGGAGCGCCTTGCCTATCGGGGGCGGATCGGGATACGGTCACAAGCCCTTGCCGGCCAAGAGACGATCACCTACGATACGTCAGGGTTGACGAGTTATATCCAGTCGGAGCTTTGTCAGTACTTTAATCCGATCCCGCCGAATATGGGGTATCCGGTATGAGTGACGAAGACAAATCGCCACGCCCGACGGTGCCGAAAGACATTGGGCGGTTCGCGCTGGAGCCGCTCAACCATGCGATTGCCGCCGGTACGCGTCAGGCGCTCGCCATGGGCATCCCGTCGAACAACGTCCTCGACTTGCATATCAACAATCTCGCCAGTTTGATTGCGATGGTTGAGCCGGCTGAGGCGCGCGCCGAGACGCTTAAAGACATTATTCGCGCCCTGCCGGGTCTGGTTCGTCAGCATCTCGACCTGCGCTATACTTCGCCGGGCGGGATTAAGTTGCCGGGAACGTCGATATGATTGATTGTGGCGCGTGCGGATTGTGCTGCCGATTACTGGCCGTGCCGGACATCCAAAAGGCGGCGGGCCATATGTGTAAGTGGACAACGATCCACGGCGGCTGCGAACGCCATGCGGAGAAAACCACCGCGCCGGAACTTCTCGCGTGCGCTCAGTTCCGCTGTCTTTGGCTCGACTCACAGACTCATCCCGATCCCTCACGGGTTTGGCCGATGGTAATGCGGCCCGATTGGAGTCACGTAGTTTTCGGCCCGGAAGACCCGGAAGACGACAGATTAATCTACGTCCATGTCGATCCGAATTATCCGTCGGCGTGGACGAAGGAGATGGTCCGGGCGGTTATCAACGAAATGCTCGACAAAGGTTTGAGGGTGCATGTTGAAGTGGGGGATGTGGAGTTCACACTCGGGGGCGAAGGTATGCCCCTGGAAGCCGGTTCCGCAGGCATACCCTAGATGCTGGTTGTTGACCGCCAACCGATCAAACAAGCCATTTTGAACCTGATCTCGCAGTGCGAGTTCGTCCGGCCGATCAACGGCTTCTTGACGTGGGCGCAACCGCCCTCGCGAAGGTTGAAACTTTGGCCGAATGTTGATCCGGGTGTCCAACCCGCCGCCTACCTACTCCAACATCGCGAAAGTTACACTACTGGTGGTGTTGGCCGGCTGGTCCGCCGCTATCTCGACATGGGCATTTGGTGCTACGCGCGAACCGACGACGATAGCATCGTTGGGGATGATTTACTCGACGTGATGGAAATGGCTCTCGAAACCGTCCTTCAGCCCGACGATACGACCCAGAACGAGTTAACTTTGGGGGGCCTGTGCTATTGGTGTCGGATAACCCGCGAAGATGGCCTGTTCATAAGAGATCCGGGCGATATAGACTCCCAGGCGCTCCTGGTACTTCCAGTCAGAGTTTTAATTCCTTAACCCAAGAGAGGGAAACCATGGCCACGTCAACGACGACTTCCGCTTCGACTTCTTCGTCGGATGCGCCCACGCCAACGCCGACCGAGCCGACCCCAACACCGACCCCGGTTGAGGCACCGGCTGGGACCGGACCGACGCCGGTCGAGGAACCGGAACCGGAACCGGCTCAGCCGGTTCCTCCCGCCACTCTGTTCGCCAACGAACCTGCGAACGTCCGTTATGGCGCGGCGCCAACCGGGAACAAGATTTCCGACTCGGCCTGGCAGGCCGCCGTAGGGAGTTGGATGGATCGGCACGTGAAAAATTCGCCGATCGCGCAAAACACCGACGCCTACAATCATCTTTCGTCGATTGCGGATAACCTGCGCGATTTGTTAGAGATCGAGCTTCGGCGATAGCGGGAGTCTGGAGTCTTGTTGTCTTCTTCCGCTTGATTAGGGAGATTTACGATGGAATTCGGCTTTGGCTCCGGCATCCTGACTGGTATCCGGACCGACATCACCACTTCAACTCAAACGCCCGTAAGGTTTGGGGCGCTTCAGGACGTTAGTATCGAGTTCTCGGGCGATACGAAACAACTGTGGGCGACCCAGCAGTATCCGATCGACTCGGCGCGCGGCAAGACCAAAATCACCGGGAAGGCCAAGGTCGCGGAAATTAAGGCCCGCATGTATAATGATTTGTTTTTCGGGCAGACCTTATCCACCGGCTCATTAAAATACGCCTACAACGAATCCACTACGCTCGCGACCGGCACGCCGAGTTATACGGTGGCGAACTCCGCCTCGACGCCCCTCGTCGATCAGGGTGTCTTTTACGTTGCGAATGGCAACCAATTGGTGGCGGTCTCGGCCACGCCCTCTTCGGGGCAATATACGTTCAACGTCGGCACGGGCGTCTATACGTTCGGGTCGGCTGACGGCGGCTCGGGCGTGTTTATGAACTACACCTACCATTCCGCCTCGGGGTATACGATTTCGGGTCAGAACCCGTTCATGGGCAACACGCCGCGCTTCCAGGCGACGCTCTTCCAACCTTTCGAAGGTAATCAAGTTGTTCTGGTTCTGAACCAGTGCGTCGCGAGCCGGCTGACCTTCCCGACGAGAATTGACGATTACGTGATCGCCGATCTCGATTTCGACGCGTTCGCCGACAACGCCGGGAATGTCTTTAGTTGGTATATGAATAATTAGTTGGGGGTTCCCGCTCCCAACTAGGGGAGAACTAATCATGGCCCTTTCCAACCTTTCCAACCTGTCAAATGGACTGAGTAATCATTCTGATCTGCCGCCGACAGAGTACGCGGAATTCCTCGTTGGCGGCAGGGCGATCAAAGTCAGGGCTCTGTCTCTCTACGACTTGGATGCGTTGAAGTCTGAAATCCGCGGCCTTGATCCGACGAACGTCGACTGGATAACCTACGGCGTTACCGTCATGCGGATTTTGGCTTTCTTGACGAGCGGCGATGAGCCGGACATGGCGATGGTTGACGCCAAGGCCCGCGCGATGGCGAAAACCTGCACCTGGGCCGAAGTCAAGAACCTCCCCACGCAGATCGACCAGTTGCTGCGGATAAGTGGGTTTGACTCGCCGGGGGAAGATCAGGCGGCGAACCCTGGGACTGGGACGTCGACGCAATTGTCGCCGAACTCGCCGCAAGAGGCATCTACGGAGCCGACCTCATCCGAATCAAGCGCCGAATGACGATGTATTGGTATAAGAAGCTGCACGAGGCGTGGCGCGAGCATCCGCCGGCGGACTGGCTAATGGCCGCCCAACTCAAATACAAAGCGCCCGCGACGTTCAAGGGGCGCACTTGGCGCGAGGCGCTCGATAATACGGTCGGCATGGCGAAGTTCCTCCTCGGGAGGCCGCGGCCGGAGTCTAAACCTTGATCTCAATCACCGTTCAGGGCGAAATTGTTGCCCGACTTGACAAAATCCCGCACCAATTGCAGGCGGCGATTGAGGAAAAGTTCCGCAGTTCTATTCTCGACATCTACCATCAGGCGGTTTTGCGATTTTCCAACGGTAAGTATTCCGATACCGACGAGGTTGTCTACGGGGTCGAGAAGATTAGTCCCTCGATGCTGGTTGGGTATATCGAGCCCGTCACGACGAAGGCGATTGTTCAAGAATTTGGCGGCAAGTCATATTATGAGATTTTGCCGGTTAAGGGGCGATTTTTGCGGTTCTTGTCGAAAGAGGGCGAAATCGTCTTCGCGAAGCGGGTGTTTCACCCACCGACACCGGCGAAGCACTACATCCTAAGATCGATTGAGGAATACGCGCCGCACCTTAAATCGATGATGGAAGAGGCCATCCGCCAGGGGATCTCGTAATGGCGACTGACGATCTCAAAATCCGAATAACTGCGGAAGACCTAGCCAGTCCGCAACTGGCCGGTTTGGTTGGGAAAATTCGTGAAGCCATCACGAATATGGACCAATTGGAGCGGCGTTGGGGCAGTGACGCGGCGCAACGCTATCTCGCCAATCTTCAGAATAGCCTTCAAGCTGCGATCAAGACCATTGTCGACTTGAAGTCGTCCCAAGCTAATGTTGATAAGCAGATTGCGGAGATCGTTGGGTCGGCCGCCAAGGCTGGCGGCGCCTTTGCCGACTTCGGTCAGAAGGCCGAAGAGAGTCTGTTCAAGATCGAGGGCGGCCTGCGCCATACGGTCGCGTTCTTCGACGAGTCGATGCGCCACCAACGGGGCGCGATGATATCGACGGTCGGTGCGTTCCTTCGCGATACGAATTTGATGAAGCTCGCGATTGAGAACGCGACCAATCCGTGGACCTTGTTTGCGACGGCGGCTATTGCTGCAGGTGCGGCGGCGGTCTATCCGATCGAACAAGCCTACCAACGCATGCAGGCGATCCGCGAGACCCAGACCGCCGCACTAGTCCATGGTGGCGCCAGCGCCGGCTCGCAAGCGCAAGCTACCGCCGAAGTTGACTACCTCCAATCGACCTATAAGGAATATGAAGGAACCGTTAGGGAAATCGAGGAGCAGCTAAATCGTCTACCGTCGGCCGCGCAGAACGCGCGGAAGGCGTTTGCCGACTTGGGCGAGGGCATGTCGGGCCTTAGCCACGAAGACATCGGCAAGGTCATGAAGGAGCTGACCGACGAGGCCAGGAAGGGGCCGGACGCGCTAGAGAAATATGTCGAGGAGTTTTATCAATTAGATGGCGTCTTGCAGTCGAATGGAAAGACTGTAGCCGAAAACGTGGCGGCGGCGAGCGGCTGGACGGAGAAAATCCGCGTTTTGCTCGGCGCAATTAAGGAGCTTCGCGGCGAAGTCAACCAGGCGGGCGTTGCCGGCAAGGTCGCAGCAAATTCCTTCTGGGAAGACGTTACGGCCATTGAGGGGATGGCTGACACGGCGCCAATAGCCGGCGAAGCTCTCGGCAAAGTTATGGACAACATCGAGAGGGGCGCGCAACCGCTTAAGAACTTGAAGACTGCGGGCGATCAAACCACGCAGATGATGAAGGAGCAGAATGAGGCCGTCAAGGCGCTCATGGGTCCGGTCACAAACCTAGAGAGTTTGTTCCAGCAGCTTGCGTTGGTTGAAGGAGCGGTCGCGACAAATACGGGTGAGGCCGGGGCGCGGGCGCGCGAGGCGTTGGAGAATATCCAGGCCAGGATTGAACGGGCGCCAGCGGACGAGGGCGAGCAACTCCGCCATCAGCAAGTTATGGACGATATTTCCGCCGAGGCGCGCGCCCGTCACGCCGATCAGCAGGCCCAAGTCGACGCGGCCCGCAGGCGCGTTCAGGAGATGGAGAAGCTTGGCGTCGACAAACTCGTCACGGCCGGCGTTGATCCCGAAGTTGCGGCGACTCAGGTTCAGCAATTTGAGGATGTGAGAAAGGCCAAACAGGACTTAGCTGAAGAGGAGAAAAAGCTCAGCGATCAGTCGACGGCGTACCAAATCGGCAAGATGAGGGAAGTCGTTGCCGAAGATGCGCGCGGGACGCAGCAGCGGATTGCCGCCCAACAGCAAATTATCGCGATGACGAGGAAGGAGGTCGATGAGGGGCGGAAGAGCATCCTCGACCTTCAGAACGAAGAAATTCGCCTGGCGAGTCTGAAGCGCGAGTTGGCGAACAAGTCCTACCAAGAGGCGCGCGACCAGGCGCAGAACGAAGTTGAGTTGGCGAAGGGCAAAGTCGACCAAATCATCGCCGCATATCAGAAGTTGAGTCAGGTGGCGGTGGCGACGGGGCAGGCGCCGGCGGTCCAGGCCCAGATCGCTCGCGAACAGACGCGGGCGCTGGAATCGGCCCAAAGTACGGCGTTCACGCAAATGACGGAATTTAATTCGTCGGCGGAACGCCTTGACGCGATGCGCATTGCGGCGATGAAGGCGAACTTGGCGTCGTGGGTGGCCGTCCACGCCATGACGAAAGACCAGGCGATCCAGAAGGAGGAACAATACACCTCGCAGTTGATGGCCGAGGAAGAGCGACGGCTAGAGAATGAACTGCAGATAAACGGCGAGACTAACGAGCAGAAAATCCGGCTTTATGATAATCTCGCCCAGCTTTATGAGAAGGATGCGCAAAATCAGCAACAAGCGGCCGAGCGCGCGACGGCAGCTATCGAGGCAGAAAATAATAAGAAACTCAAGAGCTTCACAACTATGTTTGATGCGATTGGCACCGCGTCGGAGAAGCTCCTTGAAGCGGGAATTATGCGGACGCAAACCCGCGCCCAGGCCCTACAGCAATTTGGTTCGTCGATCCTGCGGGCGGGACTCGGCGAGGTCGGCCATCTCGGCTCCCAGTGGGCCGGTAAGGGTTTGGCCGGATTGCTTGGCGTCGATACGAAGGGGATGGAGGACACGGGAATTGGCGCGGTCCTGGGCCGCAAACTCGGCGACATGTTGGGGATTACGAAGGATGAGTCGGGACCGCAGCAGATAATGAAGGGCGCGGCGGACAAGATGGAGAAGGCCGCCGAAATGCAAGAAAAGGCGGCGCAGCTTCAGTCCGACGCGATTAAAAACATGACCGAGGCCGGTCGGGCGCTCAATCAGGGCGCCGATAAGCTTGGCGTCGGCAGCGGGTATAGCAGAGGGGGCGGTGGAGTTTCGTTCAGTGGTGAGGAGCGTTTCACCACTACTGTCGCGATGAATACGCAAGCCTTGCAGGAACTCCGGGCGATGCTGGCGATGGCGAGCCGCTCCCTCCCGCCCGGTTATAGCGTCGAGGCGTTCTCGGGGGTTCGGCCGGGTGCGACGGTGGCAGGGACCGGCGGCATTTCTCAGCACGCACTTGGCGACGCAGTCGATGTGCGGATTGTTGGCCCGGCCGGTGCAGTTCCGGGGTCGATGGGCGTTGATACGACCGGCATGTATCAGCAACTTGCTGTCGCAATGTATAAGGCCCAGCAGCAACTCTATCCCCAGCTGAGTGGTCAGTTGGCGTCGGGTACGCAATTCGCCAAGCAGGATGCGGGGCATTTCGATCTCGGTGGCGACCGTGGGGCGCAAGGTTCGTTGGCTAGCCTAGCCCAATCGACTCAGCTCGTTACTTCCGCCCAACAGAGCGAAGCGGCGACGATAAACTCTAGTTCGAGCGCGGTTACGCAGAACACGACCGATACGAACCAGGCCGCTGCGGCCGTCACGCAACTCGGCAACTCGGCGCGAACGGCGACGTCGGCGGTCGGCTCGTCCGGCGCGGGCGGCACCGGCGGGGCGGGACTTGTTGGCGGCTTTCAACAACTGACGGGCGCGCTGGGATCAACAGTGCCGGCGCTTAGAATCTTCTCCTCAGTTCTCGGAACGGTCAAGTCGGTATTTAGCGCGGTTGGGTCGATTGGGTCAGGGGTTGGCGGAATATTTAATATGTTTTCGGGGGCGGGCGGCATTGGCAGTCTGTTCGGCTTGCTCGCCTTTGAGGGCGGCGGCATTGTCCCGTCGGCACAGGGCGGCATGGTTTCGTCGGGCGGCTTATCAATTCTGCACCCGAGGGAGATGGTTCTGCCGGCCCACATCTCCACGGGCTTGCAGAATATGATCCAGACCGGGCGGAACGACATCGGCTCGAATTCGTTCACGTATAATGCGAACGTGACGGGTTATCATCCCTACGCCACCCGGTCGAATTTCGAGGCGATGCTCCGCACTCACGGGTCGGCCATGCAATCGTGGGTCGAGAATAGTATGCGGAACGGTTGGAGTCCGGTACGATGAGCCTGATCGCGATTGACGGCTTCGATCACCAGAACTCGCAGACGGATTTGATTGCGAACTTTGGCCCGTTCGCGTGGCGCGGCGTGTCGAACGTAACGCCATCAGCCGACGGAAGTGGATTGGGCGGAACGGGTAAGTCGCTCCAGCTAAGTTCCGGCGGACATATGGAGGGAGTTTATACTAACCCGCTCTCGTCGGGATTTGTGGGTATTCAGGTTTATGCGCCAGCGGCGCCCGAATTCGACGTTTGGTTCTGGAACTCCGTCACGCAGTCTGGCCCCGACCGGCCGCAAATTCAAGTCTACGTTCGGCTGATGACGGCGAACGGCCAAATTCAGATTTGGCGAGGCGAGGCGTCGCAAGGGGGCGCCGCTCTCATCGGGCAGACCGGAAACAATTTCTTCCCAAATAACGCTGCATTTGAACTTGAAGTCGGAATAACGATTGCGCCCGGAACCGGCGGGCGCGTCGAGGTACGGGTTAATACGGTCTCGTATGCAGTTTCTGGCGTTAATACCTCGATGGATGGGAATTCGGTCTTCGACTCGATCCGCCTCGGTGGGGCGAATTTCTACTCCAACTCCGGCGGGATCATCGACCATTTCTACACGTGCGATACCGCGACCGGACCGGGCACTAATCCCTTCAATACGTTTCAGGGGATTTGTCAAGTCTATACGCTGTTTGGGGCGAGCGCCGGCGCATCGACGGGCTGGACCCCGAACGCCGGGACGAACGTCAGCCAAATCCAAGAGCACGCGATGGATAGCGATACGACGTTCAACTCCACCCAGACCGTAAATGCGTTAGATTTGTTTAATGTGAGTCCGTTGCCGACGACCGCCGCACCGCTCGCGGTTCAAGTTACCGGGTGTTTCCGTCAAGATACCGGCGGAACCCGCGTGGTTCAGAACGTTTTGACTAGCGGCAGCACAACGTTTAACGGGTCGACGGAGGTCGCCAACACGGGCTATGCCTATCAGCGCGACGTGCTCCCGCAAGACCCGAACGGGAACATCGCCTGGACGCGAGCGAACGTCAACGCGACCCAGATCGGCTATAGGTTGGTTTCGTAGAGGATCGCGCTGGTGGTCGCCACTGCTCGCTCGTCCCAAGTTGTTAGCGAAGTTCTAAACAAGAACAATCGGGCACTGGCGACGCAAGTTGTCGTCGAGGTTCTGTCGGGCCACCCGGTTATACCGACGGCGGTTGCGCGGGCCAGCCAGACCGTTGTGGAGGTCCTGTCGTCGGTCGCGACGCCGGCCCGGATGACCCAGATCGCTGAGGAGGTCTTGGCGCAAGTGTTTACCTATCCCAACCCAGTCCCGATCTATCCGACCACAAATCCGAACTTCTCCTATTCGGTCCATAAGCGGCCCACGTTTGCGACGATTGTTCAAACCGCAGTCTCGGGACGGGAGGTTTCGTCGGCCCAGCAAGCCTATCCGCTGTGGGAGTTCGAGCTGACGTATGAAGGTTTGCGCGAACAGACGCAAAATCAGCAGATTGACTCGTATATGGCGCCGCATGTGGAGTTGGAGGCGATTGCGGGGTTGTTTCTGATTGTCAACGGCCAATACGGTCGGTTTTATTTTGATGATTGGACTGATGACTCGCGGAAGGGCCAGCAGATCGGAACGGGGGACGGCACAACAACGCTGTTTCGCGTGGTGCGGACGTTTGGCTTCGGCCAGGCAGCGTTTACCGAGCCGGTGGGCGGCGTCAACATCTCCCAACCGCTCGCGGTTTATCTCAATGGTGTTGTCGTCCCGTCGGCCAACTACTCAATTACATCGGATAACCTTAACGTTCAGTTTAATACGGCGCCGGCGAGCGGCGCGGTGATTACGATGGATTTTTTCTTCTACTACTTCTGCCGATTTATCGAAGATGTTCAAGACTACGAACAGTTCATGCACAACTTGTGGACGATTAAGGCGATCAAATTTCGGAGCGTGAAGGTCTGATGAAGCCCATTTCACCAACACTTCTTAATCTCCTAACCAGCCAGCAGCGCTTTGGCGTGGGCGAGCTTTATCAATTTACTACGGTTTCGAACGTCAGCGATTACTTCACCTCGTTGGATATTCCGATCAATTTTGGCGGGAATGTCTATAAGGCGAACGCGCTGCGGATTGAGGGGTTGAAGTATAAGACGGCCGTTGGGTGGCAAGTTGACGAGCAGGATTTGAAGATTTCGGCTTTTCCGGGCGAAACGTTGTGCGGGTCGGAATTTCTCCAGGGCGTTGTCGAGGGCCTGCTCGACGGGGCGACCCTGACGCGCACGCGGGCGTTCTGGCCGGTTAATACCGGCGTCGCGGCGGTTGACTACAGCCAGACGCCAGAGACCGTTCAGCTATTCATTGGGCAGGTTTCGACGATAACGAAGATTGGCCGAACGTTTGCGGAATTGAAGGTCAAGTCGCCCATGCGACTTCTAGACATTGAGATGCCGCGGAACACGTATGAGCCGGGCTGTCAGTGGACGCTATTCGACGACTCGATCAATACGGGTGTTGCCGGGGATGGGTGTACGCTGTTAGCGTCGAGTTTCCAGGTCTCAGGAACTGTAGCTACGGGATATACGACGGGGATTAGTCCGTCCGGCGGGGTGAGCCCGGTGACGGGCGGCGATGGCGCGCCGTATTGGGCGCAAGGTCGCATTCAATTCACCTCGGGCCAGAGAAATGGCTTCATGACGGTTATCTCGTCGAACGATTCGGTTAATCTTTATTTTGCGTTCCCGCCGATCGAGGGAATATCGGCGGGCGACACGTACATTGCATGGCCGGGCTGTGCTAAGACTGGTAAGGGCGGCGCTTGCGAACTCAAGTTTAATAATTTGGTTAATTTCCGCGGGTTCCCGCGCGTGCCGCCGGTTATGGTCTCAGCATAGAGAGAAAGAGAGTTCGTGTGTCGGACCGCGAACGGTTTATTATCGAAGCGCTTCAGGTTGTGAAGGAATCCACGACCGATGCGGGATTTAACGATTTGATGAGCGAGGCGATGTTTCGGTTGAGCGGGAAAAATTGCCCGCGGTGCGGCGCGGCGGTAATTCCCGACTTGAAGAGGCCGAAACACAACTGTCGGATAATAGAATGCCCCTACCTTTTGTGAACAAGAATGCGGGACTGTCGGTCGATGACCAGCGACAAATTGTCGTCAACGAGGCCCAAAAGTGGATCAACACACCTTATCTATCTAACGCTGACGTATGTGGTGCTGGTGTTGATTGCGGCATGCTCTTGGTTCGGGTTTTTGTAGACGCCGGCTTCGTCGCGCCGTTCGACCCGCGGCCCTATCCGGCGCAGTGGGCGCTACACCAATCGGCAGAAATTTATCTTTCGATTGTGCAGCAATTCACGACGGAAATTACGCCGCAGAAGCCCCTTCCGGGGGATATTGCATTATTCAAATTCGGTCGTTGCTACGCCCATGGGGCGATCGTGACGGAGTGGCCGTGGCTAATTCACGCCAACCCAAACGCGGATCGTCGAGCGCCTTGCCGCGTCGACAATGCGGAGACCAATTCCGACTTGATGTTCCGGCCACCGCGGTTTTTTACGATCTTCGCTGCCACGACGCGGGAACAGCGGTAAGTCTCGATGGGGTTCCTTTTCTCTAGTAAGAAAAAGCATGCGCCGCCGGAAATTACCGGACTTCAGCTGCAAACCGCCGTCAACGTTTTGCCCATTCCGATTGTTTATGGCTCGCCTAGAATTCCAATCAACATAATTTACGCCAATGGGTTTAACGCGAAGGCGATTAAATCTAGTGGCGGGAAGGGGTTGCTGACGGGCGGGAAGGGCCAAACCACCGGATATAACTACTATTGCTCGTTCATCGGCGCGCTGTGCGAGGGCGAAGTCGGGCCGATCATCGGCATCTTTGACGATCAAATGGTTTACGATTTGTCGCGCGTGCCGAGCGGCAAGAACTACACGCTTTATAACGGAACGGCGACGCAGACGCCTAATATCTACATTGTAAATAATTGGCCGAACGATGCGTTTGCCTACAAAGATACTGCGTATATTTGGTGCTATAACTACCTTCTTGATTCCTCGGCCACGGTGCCGCAGCTTAATATACTTACCTTCGGTCCGCACGCCGGCTCGATGCCGCTGTTTCCGTTCACGAGTCCTGATGGGGCCTATACGAATGTTTCGCTCGACGCCAATCCGGCAGAATGCATCTATGACTTCTTGACTAATGAGCGGTATGGGGTCGGGTTTCCAGCGAACTATATCGACACCACCACGCTACTCCAGCAGCCGAACGGAATTGTGGCTGGGGTTGGCAGCCCCGACGTAGATTGCTACTGCCAGGCGGTGGGGCTGGGTTGGTCGGTAGTTCTAAACACTGCCGAGGCGGCGAGTTCCATTCTCGACCGCTGGTGCAAGAATTTGGTTGTGGCGCCCGTATGGACGGGGACGATTTTGAAGTTCTTCCCGTATTGGGACACGTATGCGGATGGTAATCCGGGCTATTATTCCGGCCAGCCGGTCCCGCGCAAGTACTATAATCCGAATATTGTTGTCTTGTTCGATTTGAACGATGATGACTATATCCAAGCCGCGCAGGCCGAAGACCCGCTGACGGTGTCGCGAGTTGACGTGGCCGATGTGAAGAACGTGGCGCGAATCGACTTCAAGGATCGGAATAACGAATTTAATGCTAATGTGGCCGAGGCGAAGAACGAGGTCTTGGTTCAGATGTATGGGCCGAGAGTCGATAAGATGGGCCAGGCCGACGAGTTTACGCTGAATGTCTATGCGCAAACGTCGGTGAACGCACAGCTTCAACGCGATATTGCGATCCGCAATACGTTTACCTTCCGCCTCGGGTGGCAATGGTGCATTCTCGACCCGATGGACATCGTTACTGTAACTGATGCGAATTTGGGTCTTAATAAGCAGCCGGTGCGGATTACGTCGATTGAGGAGGATGAGAAGGGGATTTTGACCATTGTGGCCGAGGAATTTCCGATGGGGAGCGCCACGGCGACGCTCCACCCGTCGGAATCGAACTCGCCACCGATGAATTTTCAGACAAACATAACGCCACAACAAGTAAATCCGCCGGCGATTTTCGAGCCGACGCCGGCCGCCCTGGCCGCAGAGAGCGTTTCGAGTCCGCAAGTTGTGGTCGGGTTGTGCGCCGGGCCGAGCGGTGCGTTCGATCCGAACTGGGGCGGCGCGAACATTCTCGCCAGTATTGACAACGTAACTTACGAACAGGTTGCGGTTATTAATGGGCCGAGTCGGATGGGGACGCTGGGCGCCGTTTTGCCAGCGTTTAGCGGTGCTAATCCCGACTCGACAAACACCCTCAACGTGGATTTGACCGAGAGCGACTCGGTGCTGGAGACGGTTACGTCAGATCAGGCGGCGGCCGCGCTGTCGGCATGTGTAGTTATTGATCCGAATGGCGATTTTGAAATCCTGAGCTACACCACCGCCACGTTAACCTCTCCGAGCGTTTTTAACCTGACGGGACTTTATCGCGGGTTGTATGGGACGATCGCGTGCAGCCACCCGATCGGGGCGATCTTTGCCCGATTGGATGCGTTCGTCAGTCAGATTCCCCTGCCGCCGCAATGGATTAACCAACAGCTTTATTTCAAATTTCAGAGCTTCAATATATACTTCACCGATGAGTTAGACTCTAGTATCTTGACGGCATATACGTACACTCCCGTCGGGAACGGGATTGATCTCTCGACGAATACGATTAATCTTCAGCTTCTGTCGGGCAACCCGGTTGATTTGGATACGGGAAGCGCGAGTTTGGACCTGAGTGTGGGTAGTAGTGGCGGGTGCGCGCCGATAACGTTCGCCGTCGATCTCAACTAGATTTAACCGAGATTTAAGCGAGGATTGGTCCTTTGCCGGAAATTCTGCAATTCCGCCGCGATAACACGACTAACCGGATGTCGGTCACGCCAGCGGACGGCGAGTTGTTCTTCGATCAGAGTATGCGGAAGCTATTTGTCGGGAATGGTTCGTTGGCAGGTGGTCAGCAAACTGACGGCATAGTCGATTTCAACTACCAAACCGGAGTGACGAGTTATACGATTTTAACAACTGATGTTGAACATATGATTGTGTTCAACACGGCAGTGGCGGTCGCGGTCACGCTCAATCCGCCGACAACGACGTATATTCCGGCCCGATCGAAGTTCTGGGTTGCTAATCTTGGGGCGGGAACGGTCACGGTTACGGGAGTCAGTTGCGGAATTAACGGGGCAGCGTCGATCGCCCTGCAAACCCACCAGGCAGCCGTGATAATAAGCGACGGGTCGAATTATTATGCTGTGAGTGGGGGAACTGGCGGCGGCGGCCCATCGCCGGCGAACCCGACCGCCACAGTCGGCTCGACGGTTGTGAATGGTTCTGCGACGACGTTTATGCGCTCGGATGCGGCGCCGCCATTATCGACGACGGGTGTTACGGCCGGAAGCTATACCAACGCGAACGTGACGGTCGATGCGAACGGGCGAATAACTGCGGCCGCCACCGGAGGCGGTGGATCTGGTAGCGGACTTTGGGCCGCCTCGATCGGTAGCGTAGTTCCGACGCAGGCGAACACTGGATTTACTAATTGGTTGAACCAAGGCACGGCGACGGTTGCCAATCGACAGAACGGGTTTTCGCTGACGGCGCCTGCGGGCACCGGCGACAACATGCGGATTTTGTATCAGGCAGCGCCAGCCCCGCCCTACAGCCTGCGCATGCTAGTGAGCATGACCTATCAGCAGGCAAATTATCAGACTGTTGCATTTGGCTGGGTGGCAGGTTCGCCGCCCACCCTGTCGAGCCGCATGCACTTTATAAGCTTTACCACTGATAGCGGATTGAATAGTGGTGGGTTGACGATCGGGGTTGCGCATTGGACCTCTCCCACTAGTTCGACGGGTGGGATTGATACTAGTGAGTGGGCTAGTGGAAACCCGCATTGGTTTATGATAACGGATGATGGGACAAATTTTTCCTTTAAGGTTTCGGCATCGGGCGATGCCAATGATTTTGTGACTATATTCACCGCGGCAAAAGCTGGAAGCTGGCTCGGTGCCACCGGGTTTAACCAGGTCGCGTTGTTGGTAAACCGTAACAACAACGTCGGGGCCACGCCAAATATTGCCACCGTTATGTTTTATGGTCCGTGAGGGAGGCTCGCCTCGAATGGATTATTTTCTTGGGCTCGACGCCTTAAGTCCCTTCACGAATTCGGCGCAGCAGATTGCCGACGCGGGCTTCACCTACGTCCTGCGTTATTTGAAGAATCTGACCAGTGACGAAGTCCGCACCCTGCTCGATGTTGGGGTCGCGATCGGGCTGATCTTCGAGCAAGGTACGGGTAATGCGTTTAATGGTGCGTCGCAAGGCGGGACGGATGGCGCTGTGGCGCTCGCCCAAGCCCAGGCACTCGGGGCGCCAGACGGAACCACAATATTCTTCACCGTCGATGGTGACCTCGACCCGCAGCATAGCTCGGCGCAACTGGCGGCGATTGGCAGCTATGGCGTCGCTTTCGCCGCGGCGATAGATCCGTATTTGGTTGGCGCCTATGCGTGCGGAACCGTTCTATATCAGTTCGATTTGGGCGTCTCGTGGCTTGCGGGGGCGATGGGTTGGTCGGGATCACACAGTTACGATAATGATGGGCTTTGGACGGTGAAGCAGGGGCCGACGCTATCGCATGGCGGGACATGGTGTGGAGTGCAGTGGCCGGACCTCGGTCGCGAATATGACCCCGATCTTGCAACTAATCTTGAGTGGGCGTGGCAGCCGGCGGGCGGTATTTTGCCGCGTCCACAACTTCCAACGCTTCGTAGGGGCGATAGTGGACGGGCGGTGGTAATTCTGCAAGATTTGCTCAACCGCCATCCGATCGTGGTTGATGGGGATTTTGGCAAGACTACTGATTATCGGGTTAGGGCGTTCCAAGCTCAGTCGGGTCTGACCGATGATGGCATTGTCGGCCCAAAGACTTGGGACGCCCTGTTGAAGCCGGTGAGTCGATGAAGCTGGCGCTCTTTCTCGCGCTCGCAGGTCTCGCCTTGAGTTCGTGCAAGATGCTTGAGATTCCGCCGGCGTGCTCTAATGCGGTTTTTATCATAGTGTCGCATTCTGTTGTCGTGTTTAGGGATTGCGCCCAGAAAGATCCTCCACCTAAGAAGTCTTGGGCGCCGATCGTGAGGTATTCGGCGGTTCAATAGCGTCTCCCCTGCCGCCGAAAAACTCGGAGGAAGGAAGGACTGGACTTAGTCTTTCCTTCCTCCGCTTTTTTTATGTCTGGAGCCAGTCTTCGCGACCTAGAAATCTTAAGAATTCTAGCGTCATCGGGTTCTTACACCAGCCCGAGTCGAAGGCTTCCCTGTCACGGCCACAGTCGATGCACCAGGCGCCCGCCCAACGGCAGCGGAGCGTGCCGGGAATGAACGGTTCGAGGAGAGTTTCGCCCCCGTCGCTCATAGTTCTGTCTCGGTCTTGAGTTTGAAAAGCTCCTGTTGATAGCTTTCGATAATGCGTTTGAGGATGAGAACTTGGGTGTTGTGGGCGGCCGCGACGGCCTTAGCGGCGTCTTTATATTCTCTCACCGAGGCGGCGATCGTCTGATCGTCAGACATAGAGAATATGAGATCGTCGATGGACGTTTGTAGGAATTCGTTCTCGGCTTTGAGCCGCTTGTTCTCGCTGAGAAGGTCGTCAACCATGGCGCCGATTTTCGCTATGGTCGCCATGGCTTCATCATAGGTTGAGATCGTAGCCGAGGCTTCGTTTTTGGTTTCGTCTTTGGTTTGGTCTTTCATGAGTCGGAATTCTCCTTTCTAACAACCTGTTGTCCAGCCGCAGTTTCTACAGACTTTGCATATTCCGCTTATCCTTACGTTAGGGGAGCCGCACTCGCCACAAGTCTCGCCGGAGAATAGTGTCTCGGGGCGGAGGGTCGGGCCGGGCGATCCGATCGGGAATATCTGGTTATTGGCTAAGTCCCTCCGTTGGAGATAGTGAATGCCGAGGTCGCGGAAGATATAATCGAAAATGCTGGCGCAGAGTTTGATGCCGTCGTGGCCGAGAACAAGGCCTGCCGGCTCGAACCGGGTATTCTGAAACGTTCGCAAGTAAGTATCGAGGGGAACGCCATACTGGAGTCCGATGGAGACGGCCATGGCGAACCCGTCGCCCAAGGCTCGCAAAGTTGAGCCGGTTCGTGACAGACTTACGAAAATTTCGCCCAGGGTGCCGTCTTCATATTCCCCCGTCCGTAGGTAGAGGTTTTGCCCGTCGATCTTAACCTTTTGGGTATAGCCGGTTCGGAAGTCGGGAAGTTTGCGGCGGTGAGAGGGAGCGGGACTTAGAGGCGGTAGGTGATTGGCGGGCTGGAGGGGCCGCGCTGGCGCCCGGAGGGGCGCTCTGGCAGCAGAAATGCCGCCCGCGAGCGGCTGCGTAAGCTTCGACTTATCCCGATAGATAGCTATGGCTTTCACCCCTGACGTGTAGGCCAGTTTATAGATCCTGGATACGTCTTCGACGGTGGAGTCCGCCGGCATGTTGGCGGTTTTGGAGACGGCGCCGGAAAGAAACGGTTGAACCGCCGCAACCATCAGGACGTGCGCCTCGGGTCGGAGGGCCGGACCGGATGGCGGAACGGCACAAAGAAATACGTCGCGCTCGGCTTGGGAAAGGCTGGAGAGATTAGAGACTTCGCCCTGCTTAGAAATGTGTTCTAGGGCAAGGTTTATTCCGTTCTCGTCGAGAGTTTGCAGGCTCCCTAGGGCGGTTTTTAGGACTTGGGGATTTTCGAGCGTCAGCTCGCCGCCGCCGGCAAGGGATTTGCCGACCACAAGGGCGAACCAGGGCTCGATGCCAGAACTGGCGTCCATCAACAAACTGATGGTTCCGGTTGGGGCAATCAGACTTACTTGGGCGTTTCTGAAGCCGGGGGAATGTACGTTACGTCCCCAGAGCTTCTCCGCCGCAGGGAGAATTTCCCTCGTCAATAGGTCTTTCTTTAGCTTATGATTCGCCTCGCGGTGGAGGGCCATGACGTCGCGCATTGAAGTGGCGTTCGCTTCCCAGCGCGGGAACGGGCTGAAGTCCTTCGCCAAGTCGGTCGAGGTCGCGTAGGCCCCAGCGGTCATGAGCGATGTTATTGCCGCGATTAGGTTTCGCCCCTTATCGGAGTCATAGGATATTCCGAGCTTGAGGAGGATGTCGCCGACGCCGCAATAACCTAGACCAAGAGTTCTATAGTTGAAGTTTCCGCGCGCGATCTTCTCGTCGGGACTGCCGGCCATTTGAGACGAGATGTCGAGGACCGCGGTCCAGAGCCGCGTGGCATATTCAAACTCTTCGACCTTGAAGGTCTGTTTTTCGAAGTTGAAGAATTTGTTTAGGTTTAAGCTGGCGAGGTTGCAGGCGGTGTCGTCGAGGAACATATATTCTGAACAGGGGTTCGAGGCGACGATTGGGCCGTCTTCTTTACACGTATGCCAGGTGTTGATCGTGTCGTGGAATTGGAGGCCGGGGTCGGCGCACGCCCACGCGGCCCGACAGATTTTTGTCCAGAGATATGTTGATGAGATTTTCTTGTTTAGGGTTTCGCCGACGCGGTTTATCAGATCGATTTCGAGATCGTTTTCTAGGGAGTCCATGAAGGAGTTGCTGATGCGGACGGAGTTGTTGGCGTTTTGGGCCGAGATGGTGCGGATAGCTTCGCCCTCCCAGGCGATTGATAGTTCCGGCATTGGAAAGTTCTCGTGCTTGCGGTCGAATATGGCGTCGGGGATTAGGTTCGCCAGTTCGACATCGGTTGTCGGGGTCGAGGAGATGATCCTTGACCCGACCGACATTGCCGCGGCTTTGTATTCTTCGCCAACTTTCCAGTCGATGAAGCTCTCGATGTCGGGGTGGTCGACGTCGACGATGACCATCTTGGCGGCGCGACGGGTAGTGCCGCCGGAATGGATGGCGCCCGCGCTGCGGTCGAAGATTTCGAGCCAGGACATCAGACCGGAGGATTTTCCGCCGCCCGAGAGGGGTTCGCCCTTGCCGCGTAGGACGGAGAAGTTGCTGCCGGCGCCGCTGCCGAACTTGAAAATTCGGGCTTCACGCGAGAGTAAGTCGTAAATTCCGCCCTCTTCGACGAGATTGTCGTTCAGCGAGTTGATGAAACAAGCGTGAACTTGAGGGAACTCGTAAGAATTCCCTGCCTGGATAGGGGTTCCGCCGGTCGGGGCGGTAGTCCACAACCCGGTGTTGTCGCCCGTGATGCCGTAAGCCCACCACAATCCGGTGTTGAACCACTGCGGCGAGTTGGGCGCGGCGATTTGGTTCGCCAACATGAAATAGATTTCGTTGTAGAAGTTCCGGGCGTCCTCCTCCCGATCGAAATAGCCGGCGATGAAGCCGGTGTAGGTCCAGTGTCCCGCTAGGCGGTGGAAGACGGAGTGGGCCGAGGTTTCGGGGCCGTAGGCGGTCTTCGGGACGCGCGATGGCTCGCTCCGGTAGAGCCAATTGGGCAGGCGGGCACCGTCGACGATTGGCTGGGTGATGTTGGGGACGCCAGCTTTGCGCAGGTATTTCTGCGCAAAGATGTTCGCTGCGTTGTCCGACCAATGGCTCGGCACCTCGATGTCGGACATGCTGAAGTCGGCACCGGAGATTTTCGCCTCGATGATTTTCCAGTCGATTTGGGACTTGATCGGCGCGTTGGGATCGGAGAATTTTGTCTTAACCTGCATCGGAGAGATCCCCTTTAGAACATTGGAAGTGGCACCCAGTCGTCGCCAAGCGGAAGTTGGCGTATTCTGCCCCCGACCTCCATCGCCTTGATTAGGTGTGGGATGCGGTCGGCGGGGCAACGGTCCTCGAACAATTGCCAAAGTTGTTGGTTGGTAAACTGCCGCTTGTCGTTGTACTTCACCCAGATCATGTGATGAATGTCGCGCATGATTTGCACGTCGGATTTCTGACCTATCGCACGGAAGATGTCGGGCATGGTGACTTCGGCCTCCAACATCCAGCCTCGTGCGCGCTCGAAGTCGGCATTGGTGACGATCATGGAATGGCCGGCTGAGGCGGCCGAGACCATGGCGAGCTTCATTACGTGCGTGTCGCGGCGCGAAGCGTAATTAGATAACCTTGCGTAGGTCGGAACGGGCGCCATGGCCTCGACATTATACCAGCGGGTTAGGTTGTCTTGGGCGTCAGGCTCCCAGATAACTTCGCCGTGGGATTCTTTCATGATTGATTTGAGGTCTCGTTCGAGAAACCCGACATCGACTTCACTCCGTTTTTTGAAGATGTTTCGGGTCAGTTGGGGCGCGATGCCGTAGATGAATATGAACCTTGAGGTGAAGCCCTGGCCCCAAGCGACTTCGGGAATTATGTCGCCGATGGCGTCGGGTGTGGCGGCGGCGAGCATGTTGATCGTCGGCCCGATCAGTTCGATCGACTTGGCGACGCGCCGGGGCGCGGTGTAAGTGTCGGGGTTGTCGTAGATTGTCGTCATGTCGGAAATGAATTCTTTGTCGTATTTGGAGATAAAGACGCCAAGCTCCATACATAGGACGCAGATGGCGGAGTAGGTTTCGAAGCCCATCCCATTCAAATTGACTTTATTCGACTTCTCGATGCAGTCGAGAAAGGTCGCCTTGTTGGGATTGTCGGGACCGATGTAGACGCCGTCGGGCGGCGTGGCGATGGTCGAGAGGAATTTCTTTGCCGTCGAGACCATGATGGTTTTGCCCGAGGCGGGCAGCCCGGCGAGGATAATATACAGGTTGGGAAACAGTGGATCTACGTCGGTCTCAGTCCACACCCTCCGTTCGAGCGTGGACGCGATTATAGATATGGCTGTCCACAGCCGGAACGACCGCGGCGAGCGGACCCCTTCAGTCGTTTCTAAAAAGCCTTCTATCCAATCGCTCACGCGACAGGGACTTTCAAAAAACAGGGCATCAAAGGTTCGTGAACGGGTCTTTCTCGCGGAGTTTTCTAGTGGATTGTGATGCCGACAAGTCCCTTGGGGTTCCAATCCTCGCGAGTTCCGTCTTCGAGGAGGCGATAACGGTGGGCGAAATTATGGCCGCCCACGACTTCGCCTGGAATAGTCATAGATCGGGCGGAACTGTGTTGCGTGACCTGGACGCAATCGACGGCCGACGCCAGCCAGTCGAGTTCCTCGCGCGGAGTGGTTTCGGGCATTTGGAAGTAGACGGCGTCGTGCAGTTGGCTGAGGAGCGAAACCGGGCCGGCGCCCATCTTTTTCCACAGTCGGTAAAGGCCGAGGTTTAGGCAGTCGCCGGTTGCGCTCTGAAACAAATAGGCAATGCCGGCCTTTAATGTATCCAGGTCTTCGGCCCGGTCGAAGAAGTCGCGCCGCCGTCCGAACGAGTTGACGAGGAACCGTTCTCGCTGGAGTTGCTGGGCGACCCATTCGTGCATTCGTCGGATGCAGGGGAAGGCCGAAAAATATCGAACTTGGAATTCTTCCACCAGGTTGAGCGGAATACGCGTCTGGCGGGATATTTCTTTCGGCGTGCCGTAGTAGTTAGTGGCGTGCCCCAAACGCTTCGACGCATCTCGGTAAGTAAAGAACCGATAGAAACGTCGCTCTGCAATACGCCGATCTTTTTTGAGATCGCCAGTCCAATCCCAGTCGGGATAAAGGAGACGTGTAACAGAAGTGTGCAAATCGCCTGACTCACAAGCGTCAAGATAACTCCAATCCCCAAACATAATGCCGCAAAACCAACCAACGTCACGTGCTTCAGACTGGGCCTTGTCAATTCCGTAGAGTTTGTGTCCGGGGTCCGGGATGAAGACACGGCGAAGCTCCTCTGTGACGTTTTGGAAGTTGTTGCCGGTTTGGCGCCAGGCTTGGCGCTCCTCGTCGAAGATCATAAAGGGCGACTTGGAACTCGACCAGCGGCCGGTGGTTGTGCCGCCGATATTGTACGAACAGCGCCACCGCCAGTCGGAGTCTATGTTCGTCTCTAGGACTTGGAGGGATTTGGTTACGTCGCGGGAGAGAAGGACGGAATTGATGATGGGGGCGGCGTAGATTGATGATTGTTCGAGCTTTTCGAGGGTTTCGCGGTTCATCGGGCGCTTGGTTTCGCCGCCAACAACTTTCTCTATTGGTGGGAGTTTCATCCGATCGTAGAATAGGGTCTGGAGTTGCTTGGGCGAGTTGGGGAATTTGGCGTCCCAAGTCCCGCCCGTGGCAGAAATCAACGACGAAAGGATGTGGTCGATACGGGATTTTTTGTTCTGAAGCATGATGACGGCGTTCTCGCGCTCGTCGATATCGACGCGGAAGCCCCTCAGCATCATTTCCAGCGCCGGGCCTTGCATGGCCCGCTCGAAATCATAGATTAGTGTGTCGTTCTCTCTGAGGTTTTGGCGGGCAACATCGACCTCATAGGTCAAACAGTTATCATACCCGTTGTAGATGGCTTGATTGGCGTCGGCTATTTCAAGCTTGTGAGCGGCGATGGTTGGCATTAGGCGAATTCCCCTTTTATTCGTCGAAATTATTCGTCGCGCTTGAGGTTTTCTGACCGGGTCATTTGCTTCCAGGCTATGTCGTTCGAATATAGGGAGCCGAGATAGCCGAGGGACTTGGGAAGTTCGGGGTAGCGCGAATGGTGCCACAGCATGGTATCGTGTCGGGCGTTCCGAACTTGAATTCCCATCTTCATCAAGTGGCTGATGTCGTAAAGCCCGTTTTGGAAGATTTTTTCCGACGGGCCTTCTTGGATTTCCCGAATGAGTTTCCAAGCCAAGGTTTCGAGTTCCGCCGTCGGCCAGAAATTGATTCCCCCGTCGGCTATTCCGAGCGAGCGAGCGATCTTGCCGACGTCAATTATCCTCCCATCCTTCGTATGCGCGTCGCGGAACGGGACGACAAGGGAGGAGAAGGAGTCGGGACTGAAACCAACAATAGAAATGGTGCCGCGAATGGTTTCGATGTCGCTGGCGAGTCGGCGGAAGCGATTGGCTCGTATCCAGGTTCGGATTTCGTCGAGACCGCTGGCGGACGGGTGGGGAACCGTGATGAGGCGCTCGGGGCGACGAGTTTCGCGAAAGGTCCGCTCGCGAGCGGCTTTCTGATAGTCGGCGATCGTGGTGGTGCGTAGTTTCATGTTGCGGAGGATGGCCGCCGGGTGGAAGACCGGCAGGACTTTGAAGTCGAGGGAGGTTAGGGCCTGATTGGTGCGGGAGATTGTGCCGCGCAGGACGGATATTTTGGTCTGACCGAGGAGCGCCCAGCATGCCGCGTTGCCCATGGCGATGACGAGGCTAGGGTTTAGCTCGTCCAGTTCGCGCCAGAGGCGGCGGATGTGGGTGCGGAAGTAGATCTCCTTGACGTGGGTGCCGCGCGTGTTTTGCGATGCTTTCCACGGCGGCATCTCGGTCTGGCGCTCAGTGGAGAAAAAATGGCCCAGATCGTTTGATCTGACGTCGCGAGAGTTGCACTCGTTGCAGGTCATCTTGCCGAAGAGGGAAATGTTGCGCGAGCCGCAGTTGTTGCAGATTTCTGGCGGGTGCTCATTGAAGACGTTGGTGACGTAGATGTTGTGGCGGTCACGGAGGGTCTTCCAGTGGTGGATGAGGCTGAGTTCGGTCGGCCAGCAATATTCGCCGCAACGGGCGCAATGGCCGTTGGTAAAGTCGGTCTCGTACTTACACTTGCGGCAGAGGAGTTGCATGTAGGGGCACAGGCCACTCGATCCGAGTTGGAGGGTGAGTTCGCGGCCGGAGGCGCCGACGAGTGGGTGCTGGTAGTTGGCTTCGGATCGGCCCCACGCCTCGCCGCACAAAACGACGGAAGGGAGATCGGGACTGAGGTCGGAATGGGTTTCTGTCATATTATGATCTTTCTGATTGCCCTGGCTTGGTTGATTGCGATGTTGGCGCGCGCAACGTAAGTCGGGTCGATGTCGAGGCCAAGAATGCGGCGGGCACCGAGTTCTTCGGCGATCCGTAGAACGGCGCCGCTTCCGCAAGTTGGGTCGAATACGTCGGTGACTTGATCGACCAGCATCGAGAGGAAATGGCGCAGCATTGAGTCGGATTTTTGCGACGGATGGATCGGAGACGATGGGAGCGGCGCCGGCGTGCAGTTGGCGAGAGATTTTAATAGGGGTCGGCGGCCGCGCGAGCAGAGGAATGCGGTTTCGTAGACTCGCCGCGGATATTGGTTGTCCCGTCCGGGAATTATGCCGGCATTGTCGGACTTGTACCAGATGAGTGGGTGATGATGGACCCAGAGGCCGCCGGCTTCCAGTTCGTCCTTGGTTTTTTCGTAAAAGTCCATACTGAACCAGAAAACAACATGGGCGGAGTAGGAGAGGAATTTGTCGAGATTGTTCGAGAACGCGGTTAGGAGGTTCCAATAGCCGCTGAACTCGTAATCGGAGTCGGAACTGGTCGTGATGCTGTTGCCGTAGTCGCGGTATTCGACGTTGTAGGGGAAATCGACGTGGACGAGGTTGAACTTGGGGCCGGAGTAAGTTTCGAGCCAGGAGATGAAGTCGGATTGGATGACGGCGGGAGGAAGGAGAACTGGCGTGGGGACCGGATCGGCGAGGACCGGAACCGCGGGACTTAGAAGTGGGGAAGCCGGAACGATCGGGTCGGAAGTTTCCGGGATTGAGATTGGGATTGGAGTTGGAACCGCCTCGGTCGGTTCCGTCTGGAAGAGGTTCCTTCCTACGTCGGTAATTTCAGAAATAATTTGGGCGGTCTTGCGCTCAGCGTCGAGCTGAAGAATTGAATAGGCTTGGTCGATGCTGCCAGCGTCGCGCAGGAGGGGGGAGTTCAAGTTCCGCCAGACCATCAAACACTTCCTGACCCAGCGGCCGGAAGTCGAGACTTCGTGGGCGGTCTGGTCGGGCGACCAGTCGAGGTGCTGGTTTTTGTAGATGGTGTGGATTTCGCCGACGGCGGAGATATGGTCGCGCCAGAAGAGATTTTCCCGTTTGATGTTCTCTTCGAGCTCCGCGACTTTGGCCTCGATCGGCGAGAGGTCGTCGATGAAGCGGAAGTGGGTGTTCTCGACGAGCGGGTCGATGTTTAGGGCGCGAAGGGCGGAAAGTCGCCTGCCGCCGACAACGAGATGGATTTCGTCGTCCTGGCGGCGCAGAACAATGGGATGGAGCAGGCGTTTTTTAACCGAGGATAAGAAATGCTCGTCGATATCCATAGTCTGCCGCTGACGATTCCTGACTAGAATCGAACTGATTGGTAGTTCCATCGGTTTTCGAGGTCTCAAGAAGGGAAAAGAGGGGAAGAGAGTGGGAGGGGAGATTTTGTCTCCCCTCCGAAGGTGCTTAGGTCGGCTAGTTTCTACCTACTAACGCCGGCGATCGTGTCGACGTTGCTGAGGTAGACTCTTCCGTTGTCGGCGGGGGCTTGAGTCTTAATTAAAACGTCTCGCCCCCGGAAGACTTCCTGGGTTTCCATGGTCGGCAGGCCGTCCTTGTCGAGCTTCATATGAACGCGGGTTGAGACCGAGAGGGAAAAGCCCATAGTTTCGAGAAATCGCCGGAGCATTTTCATCGCGTTCGGCGTCAGGTAGAAATTGGCGCTGCACTCGTAGTCGGAGATGGCGAAGCCGGTTTCGCGAATTTTGGTTAGGTCTTCCGGCGTTACGTCGCTGCCCGGATCGGTCAGCCGGACGGCGAAGTTGTAGAGGGGCGTCTTGCGCTGGGTCGATTTGCCAGCCGTGACGCCAGTGATTTTCCCATAGAAGTGTTTTTGGCCGGGAAGGTCTGGGAGATCGGGAAAATCCCCCATTGGCTTGTCGAGGAGTTCTTGCAGATTTACGGGATCGTTATCAGACATGGGGGTTAGATCCTTCAGTGGGTTGACGACTAGTTACTTCCTTCTAGAAGTGGTGGGCGGCCGACGCAAAGGGCATCGTACTGACCGCCTTACCACAAAGGCGATGGCTACATTGCGACTGAAGCTACTACATACGCACACGCTACGCACACGCTTACGCTTGCAACGCATTACGAAGGCCCTTTGGCGAGAGTCGCATCGCCTTCACGCGGGACTGAGTCCGATCGTGGGGGCGCCTCAGGGAGGGTTTCGCGACCGCAGGATGGCGGGCTGCCCGAAGACGTGGCTCGGAAAAACTGGTTCCGTTCATGCCTTCTGTCCTTTCACGGCGAGAAATCCTTCCTGACTAGGCGCAAAGCTCTTGCTGAAGGTTCGTGGATCGTGAGTCGGAAGATGAACGCCGAATTAGAAGCCGCCGAATTGGCTTTGGGCCGGCCGGTCGGCTTTGGGATCGGCTTTGGGGTCGGCCTTGGGAAGGATTTCGGCGTCGAAGTCTTCGGGAACGACGGTGTAGCGGAGGGCGGCGAAAATGTGGCCGAGCCCGGTTTCGAGTGGGTAGCTGGGTTCGAGCCAGACGGAGTTTTTCGCGTTAACGTTGTCGATCGACTTCGTATGAATACGGTGGTTTTTGACGATCATGACGTCGTTGAATTTTTTGCCGATGTAGGGGCCGACCGCCTGGCCGATCACTGCCGGAAAGCCTTTGATTTCGAGGGGCTTGTCAGCGCGTAAGCGGGCCTCGCCGGACTGGGGGATGTCGTTCGACATATCGATCCGCTTGATGTGGCCGGTAGCGATCACGTTGCAGAGGACCGATGAGTGGGTCATTTTACTTATCGTTCTGACGATCATTTCTTGGGCGCCGCCGGTGTCGCGACCGTGATCGTCGATCAGGGCGCCGAGATGGCCGTTCATGTCCTGAACCCAATATTTGGCGATTTCCGCCAGGGACGACATCGTGTCGAAATCGAGTACGGTGTTGCTGTCCCAGTCGGTAAGGCCGCCCCAGTCTTTGCCGGTGTCGGGATCGACCCATCGCTTGAGTAGGCGGACGACTTGTGTCCAGGCAGCGGATGAAGTGGGCATGAGGATTTCCGTTGAGACGGTGCCCTTGCCGCGGCGGATTTGGAGGGGTTGCGGCTCGTAATCGACTTCGATGGGGATGAAGGAGATGTTTTCCTCGGGCTTGATGCCATGTTTCTTCATGTAGTTGGCGTAGGGATATTTGGGATTAGTTAACAAACTGCGGAGGATTTTGAAGCCCTTGTCGGTGTCGATCATGAGAAGCTTGTAGCCGAGCGCGACGAGCGCCGCTTTGGCGCCGGTCTTGCCCTCGCCCTGGTCGCCGATCAGGAGAATTTTGCCGTTTTCATAAATGTTGGAGTAGAGGCTGGGCATGAGTCGGAAGTCCTTCTGCTCAGGGGCTTTGGCGGCGAACGGCGCCGATGAGTCGGCTGGTGTAGGAGTGGAGTTGGGAGAGGTCGTCGAACCAGAAGGTTATGGTCGAGTTGCCGAATTCTTCGCCCTTGCGCTCGCGCAGGACGGTAACGATGCCGTAGCGGCCGTCGCTGGCATGGATGATGTAGACGGCCTGGGAACTGCCGGGTAGGAGTTCGAATGAGTCGAATTCGAGGCGCATAGTTCTTCCTCTAGAGTCTAGAGATTGCTATCTTGGGATGAGGGGGTCCCATTTGCGGACGGAATAGAAGCTGCTGAGGATTTCGTCGCGCATGGAAGGGGCCGCCGTACAGACGGGGCGAAATTCGCACGACATGTAGCCGAAGCCGCAGGCCGCGTCGTTCATCGGCCAATGATCCTCGTAAACGCACGCTTCGAGATCGGAGAGGTAGCGCTTGAAGTCGCGGAGCCATTCTTCGAAATGATCGGGGGTGCGGTCGATTTGGCGCCGACGGAAGCGAGTTCCGTTGACGAGGACTTGCCCTGCGTCGATTATGAAGCCGCCAACGGGTTCGCCGTCGCCGAAGATGATTTGGGCAGCGAGGGAATAGAGGCTGACTTGGATGTCGGGCGAGAACTGAGAGAAGTAGCGATCGTCGAGGGGATATTTGGTGGTTTTTTTGTCGAGGACGAAAATTTCGCCGTTGAAACGCACGACGCGGTCCATGTGTCCGCAGAGGAGGTATTCTTCGCCGGTAGGTGCGAGGAGTTCGTGGCCGAGTTCCGAGAGGGAGAAGCGGAAGCTAAGTTCGACGGCGGGCTTGCCGCTCGCGAGCGCGAGGGTTTCGAGCGTCTCGTCCTTGAAGAAGTCGAGATACCAGATGGTGGTTCGCAGGAGGGTCTTGAGCGTTTTGGTTGGCTCGGTGGAAATCCAGGGGCGCTTATTCAGGTGGTCGTAGGAATAGTAGGTCAGGAATCGGAGGACGACTAGTAGGTTGGGGTCGTGATCGAGGCCGCGAAAGCGGGAGGCGCGCAGGACGGTCGGACTTACGCCGGCCCTCCTGAGTTGGCGGTAGAGGCGCCAGTCCCAATTGCCGATCTTTAGCTTGGTGTAGAGTTCGGTGGCGGCGTGGAAGAGGTGCCCGAAGAAGATGTGGGGGTTCGTCCCGCCGTCGCCGAGTTGCCGGCCGTCGATGATTTTGTATTTGTAATAGCGCCAGCACTTTTTTCCCGCCTTGATCGAGGTCGAATCGTGGGCGATTTGTAGCGTGGGGAAGATCGGGCTGAAGCTGGAATTGGGCGCCGGACGGTCGGCGTAGAAGGCGCCGCCGGCGTTGAGATTGGTTTCGGCTTCGACCGCGTCGACTAAGTCGAGAAGGGATATTGACATGGGGAGAATTCCTGAGGTCTTGGGTCTTGGGTCTTGGGTTTAGAATTCGGGGATTTCGACGTCGATGACTTGAGCTTGTGGCTTGCGGCGGCGCGTGGTTTTTATTTGTTGCTCTTCTTGCGCCCAGCGGAAGGCTTGCGCGCGAAAGACGTTGACGGCCAGTTCGAGGTCCGCGTCGGTGACGCGCTCGGGCATGCCGTCGGCCATGTGCTGGTTGATCCGGTCGAGGAGTTCGTCCACGGAGTCGGGAGTGGCCTCGCTGAGGGGCGAGTCGGTTTCGAGGAGTTCGAGCGCACCTTTGAGCGCGCCGGTTAGATTGGGGTCGGGCATCGGAATTCTCTCCCGTCTGGGGATGTAGGGTCTAACCTAGGCGGTTCGGCGGTCGGGGAGCGTCAGCATGGGCGAAGATGAGTTGTCTTCGAAGCTGTGCCCGCGAAGTTCGATGGCGCGCCAGTAGTCGTGTAGGTTGAGGAGTTCCTGACGGACGCGGGCAATGCGGGCGGCCTCGGCGGCGTTCGGGCGCATTTGCTTGAGGATTTGGTCGAGATGATCGAGGCGCCGCGTGAGGTCGGATAGGAACTCGTCACGGAGTTCGTGAACGGAGCGGGCGTGAGAAACGTAGTGGCCGGGCATGGGAGGGTCTCCTTGGGTTTTTATTCAACGACTGCGATGAAGCGCAGGATGTTGTCAGGGCCGCGCTCAAGTCGGAAGGGTGAAGTCTCCTCGATGGCGCGAATGCTTTCGAGGACGATCTTGAGGTGCGAGGCGGCCGAGATTGGCGGAAAGACCGCTGGAGGTTTTGGCTCGGGGAGGGACTTGGGCTTAGGTTCGGGGTTCTCGCCTCGTGTCTTGTCCTGAGTCTCGCCCTGCGCCCTTCTGTCGTCGTTCTCGACGATGGCGATGTAGCGAAGGTCGGTAAAGCCGCCGGGGGCGATGCTGACTGGGTTATTGAAGCTGTCGGGCCAGAGACTGGTGTCGAAACGGCGGATGGAGAAGACTAGCCAGCCGCGATTGGTGCCGGTGGTTTGGACTCGGGTCTGCCAGAGATCATCCTTTCGCGACTCGCGAAAGGAGACTGTGGTCGAGGTTAATTCGGTTATGGTGAAGCGGAGGTGGGAGACTGAGTCGGGATCGGTGAACTTGAAGCGAATGGTTCGGTTGTGGGAACTGTAGCTGAAGGCGATGATGCGGGGGCGAGGCGGCGACGCTGGCGGAACCGGGATTGAGTCGGCGCCTTTGAGGTCGAGAGTTGGATTGGTCATTGGTTTAGTCCTTCTTTGGGGTTTTCACCCATTGGCGCTCGTAGCCGAGGGCGTGGGCCACCCAGGTCAGGGTGAAGTTCTGAGGGCGGCGGGTCTTGCCGTTCAACCAGTTGTTTATCGTTGACGGACTTATGGTGATGCTTTTGTTCGAGACGTCGAGGATGCGTTGGGTTATCTCGTCGACGTGGAGGCCGGATTTCTCGATGATGTCGCAGAGCCATTCCATGTCGGGATCGCGATCGGTGAAGCGGTAGCCGCGGTCACGGCGGAGATGGGCGAGGTTGTTGGCTTTGGCGACAGTCTTGGTTTGTAGCATTGAGGGTACTCCATTGGATTTTTCCGCTGGATTTGGCTGAGCCTTATCTTGTGGTGATTTTGTCGATGGCGTCGCGTTCGGCCGCGCGCATGCGAACGACGTACGAGTGGAGGATTTCGCGGATGAGTCCGTTGAGGCCGAGCGAGGCGCCGGACGCGGCCAGTTCGCGGATCACTTCTAGGTCATCGGCCCGGAGCCGGACGCAGATGCGTTCGAGAGTTATGGCGTCGGATGTTTCAGCCATCGGACGGCTCCATCAGTTCCGCCGGTGCCTTGTCCAACTCTTTCGTGTTGATGATCCAGAGCCGATTGTCGGGATCGGTAGGGTGGAAGTCGATCTTGAGGTTGTCGAAGTCGTGATTTTCGCGCTTGAAGCGGTAGAGGACTTGCTTCGCCCGCGATGAGGGGGCGATCATGTTAAGGTCGGGGGCAGTGCAGTGGATTTGGATGCCGTAGCGCGACAGGGCGGCGGCGGTTAGAATCCGTCGGGCGTTTTCGGCGAGTAGGGAGAAGTTGTCCGTCATGGGGGAAGATCCTCGTTGAGGTCTGTTGCGGGAATTTCCGGGGGAATTTCTTCGGGAATTTCGATTTCGATGACGCGCCCAACGTCGATCTTGACCCCGATTGCGCGGAGGTATTCCGACCGAGCGTCGGTCTTGGCCTCGACGCGCTGACGGGCGCGGTCGATGATTGACGGGTCGATCGCCAACAGGTGGGTGATGTGGATGTCGAGTGCGTAATCTTTCGGCAGGGGGAGGTTTTTCTCTTCGAGACGTGTTTCGATGATTTCCCTGGCGAGGGAACGAGCTTCGCGGTCGACTAGTGTGTCGAATGTCACGCGCTTAGGCATAAGGTTCGCCTTTCGAGGGAGGAGGGGGAGCGTCGGGAGGATCGTCTAGGGGAATTTCTATTTCGATGGCTTGGGCTTTGGCAGGTCTCGTTGGCTTGGATTGTTGGGGTTGGTGGAGCTTTTTGATGTCGTGGGCGAGGTCGCGCACTGAAGGTTCGCCGTAGAAGGCGGCCTCGGCGCGCCGGCTATGGGCCGAGAGTTCGAACTGGTAGGCGCTACTCCAGGCTTGCAGTTCGGCCACGGTCGGCACCTCGTCGAGAATTTGGCGCAGGTTGAATTGGCGATCGAAGACGGCGAGTCGGCCAGAGCGAAGAGGGATGAGGACGATCGCCTTGGTCGTATATTTGATTGAGAGGGCTTCTTGTGAGTCGGGATTGATGGCGGGGTCGAGGAAGGGGTCATCGAGGTTCATCGGGAGGCTTTCCGTCGGTGAGAGGTCGAGGTCGGAAGCTGCTTCGATTATGAAAGCTCTTACATCTGAAGCAGTAGAGATACCTGACGTCGCCGGTGTTGTGGCTGACGGTTTGGCAAACGAGGCAAGTTATCGACTCGCCGTCGGCGGAAAGTTCGTAAGTGGGGATTAGTTCTGAGTTGGTCATCTTGGGGTTGGTTGAGTTGGTTGGGTCGGTTGGATGAGTCATTAGGGTGGTATTGTAGCATGGGGGGCGGGCGAGGGCAAGCGGAAAAGGGAAGGCATACATGGAACCCGGTTCCAGAGGCATACCTCCCCTCCCCCATCTCGACCTTAGCTATCGACCTCCCCTACCGACCCTCGCCTTCGCCTTCCTCTTCGGGTTCTTCGGGATTGTATTCGGGTTCGGTAGGTTCGGGGTGATGGTCCTCGTCGTCATTCGCCATAACGAAGACGTTGTCGATCTCGACGTTGTCGTCTTCGACGGTCCAGTTGATTGAGTCGGGATCGAAGGTGGTGATTTTGCCGGGTTCGCCGGCGATGAGATGTGACATGTCCCGCATGGCGAGTTCCTCGGCGTGCGCGTCGGACTCGGCCTCGATGAGGATTTTTGTCGTGTGGGACTGGTAGCGGGTCAATTCGACTTCGTAGTTCATGGGAGCGCTTCCTTGGGCTTGATGTAGATTTCTTCGGCGATGCTGGAGACGTGGCGGAAAATGCCGCGCGCCCGTGGGTAGAGGCCGTTGTAGTCCGCGTCAGGGTAGTTCTCGCCGAGGGAGGAGATGACGGCCTCTTTGTAGGAGGAAAAGACCGAGCCGCCAGCCCGCAAGATTTCCGGCACTTGCCGGCCGTTTATCGAGCGGACTTCGGTCGCCCAGCGGAAGAAATGTTTTTGGGAGGTTGTGAAGCCGCTGTGGCGGACGAGGGTGTAGCAGATAGAGTCGGATGAAAGGTTCATTCTAGGCTCCGCTGACGATTTCCAGGTTGGGCTTTGCGTTTTCGGCTTTGAGTTCGTCTTGACGGGCTTTGGCCTTGTCGCGCGCCCCGTCGATATCGTTCTTGAGTCTTTCGATGTGCTTGCCGTAGTTGTCGGCGCTGAGGCGCCCGTAGGCGCGATGGATTGGGATGTTGACGGGTTTCAATTCAGCCTCGATTTCTTTTAGGCGAGAGAATAGGGACTTTTGTTCGGCAAGGCGCGACCTGATCCACTGGAATGCGGGATAGAGATTGCCGCCGACGGGCAAAGTCGCTGTGCTGTCGCCGTATTCGCCGCGGGCCTTGCCGTTCTGTCGGTTGATGCCGGTTAGGGTGAAGTCGCGGCCGGTTTCGTCGATGAGCCTTTCGGTTAGGGTGATGGGATTGAGTCGGATGCGCTCGGCAATGCGCTTGTCGATTTCTTCGCGCGCCGCTTTTGCCGACTCGAAGATGGTGTGGGACTCGGAGTCGTTGAACTCTGGCCCGATGACGGTGAATTGCCAGTTATCGTTGATGACGACTTGGTGATTGTGATAGTCTCTGGGTTCGTCGATACTCATTTCTGAACTCCGTGGGGTTAGGTTAGGTAGGTGGGTGAATGAGTCGCTCGTCGCTATCGGTCCTCTCACGTACTTCGGCTCGCTCATGTCACGCGGTACTCTTTCCGTCCTCGGCTCGCTCCAGCAGCTCGGTACTCTCACGCTTTTCGGCTCAGCTTCGGCCTTGCTAGACGATCGCCTTCGCGTTAGGGACTTTCGCCGTCTTGTTCGCCAAGTAGTCGCTGTACTTGGCGCTGAGTTCCTCGTCGGTTAGGGATCGCGCATCGACGTGGATGAATTCGAGGAAGTCTTGGGCGTCTTCGAAGCTGGCGAAGACGGGACCGAAGGCCCACATGGTGGTTGAGCAGTAGAGGACCGCGCTGTCGCCGTCCAGGTCTATGAGAATTCTTACGCTCATGGTCTTGGTTCTCCTTCTGGTGCAGAGGATTTTGTCGAGGGTTTTGTCTTGCGTTGCACCCAATAGCCGACGAAATGTTTCTGGTTGGTTGTTTCGTCGGCTATAAGCTGCTTTCGCCAGGTCGGCGCTCGATCGTATCGGCACTCTCTTCGCCAGCGGCTCACTCACAACTGCCGGTACTCTCGTCACTCACGGCTGCGCTCTCTATGTACGGTGCTCTCTGAGGATTCGGCTCACTCCTGTCTTGCGGCACTCTCGTCTATCACGGTTCGCTCAGGCGTTACGGTACTCTCCCATCTGACGGCTGGTTCGGCTGGTTCACTCTCCATTCACGGTACTCTCGGTTATCGCGGGTCGCTCTGTCGCAACGGTGCTCTCCTTGTCCGCGGCTCGCTCAAGACCTTCGGTCCTCTCCGTCTTGTCGGCTCGCTCATTCCCAACGGTGCTCTCTCTATCATCGGCTACGCGCGCTCGTCGTTCACGGTCCTCTCTGGCTGACCGGCTGCGCTCGTCGCTTATCGGTACTCTCCACTCTTCCGGCTGGTGGGCGATGATGGGCGTTCTCAGACTTCGGTACTCTCGCTTGTCTCGACTTAATTCGCTCCTCAATCACGGTTCTCTCTGTCCCGCCGGCTCGCTCGGCATAGTCGGTACTCTCATCGTCGACGGCTGGAGGCGCTCAGGACCTACGGTGCTCTCATTTCCTCCGGCTGGAAGGTTCGCCACTCGTCGTTCGTCACTCTCCAGATGCGGTGCTCTCGTCGTCTTCGGTTCGCTCTCGCCCGGAAGGGGACGCTCTCGTTGTACGGTACTCTCGGTACAACCGGCTGACGCTCGCCGCATTTGGTACTCTCGCCGATTTCGACTCACTCCTTGAACACGGTACTCTCTTCATGCACGGTTGAAACGCTCAACTGTCACGGTACTCTCATGGGACGCGGCTCGCTCATCATGCTAGGTACTCTCGTTGATCTCGGCTCACTCTGCAAGCTCGGTACTCTCAATGACCTCGGTTCACTCATTCTTTACGGTACTCTCGTCACTCACGGTTCACTCTGGTTGGCCGGTACTCTCTGCGGACGCGGTTCGCTCATTATACGCGGTTCTCTCACCGATGGCGGCTGACGCTCATTATACTCGGTACTCTCGTCGATCGTGGCTCGCTCAGTAGTTCCGGTGCTCTCGCTCATCTCGACTCGCTCATTCCTTACGGCACTCTCGCATCTTGCGGCTCGCTCTGCTCTCCCGGTACTCTCCATGAGCCGGCTCGCTCTCTTCTGACGGTACTCTCGTCGCTTGTGGCTGTCGCTCCTTCGCTCTGATACCACGGTACTCTTCCATGCCCCGGCTCACTCATATCTTGCGGTACTCTCGCCACTCCCGGTTTTGGCGCTCAAGCTCTCCGGTACTCTCTCGACACTCGGCTCGCTCATCATGTACGGTGCTCTCGTCCGTTGCGGCTTAGGGGCCGGGAATGAAGTGGCCGTGGCCGAGGATGGCGATCGGGTAGGGTAATGGCGGCTCGGTTCCGGTCGCCCGGCGCCACCACTCGTCGTGAAGGTGGCTGAGGAAGAGCTTGACGGCGTAGCGGCGCGCTCGGAGGTCGAGGTGGCCGGGACTGAGGATGCCTTTTTCGTGATAAGGTTTGCGTTCCTTGTTGGGTCGGTCTTTGTTGATGGGTTGCGCGAGTTTCTTGTCGGCAATGTGTTTGAATAGGCCGGCTTCGTTCCGGCTGACCTCTAATGCCTTGCGCTCGCGGTAGATTTTGCCATAATAGCATTGGTCTTCGTTAGAGAATTTGACGAATGAGTCGCCGGTCTTCCAGCAGAGGGTCTTGAGGCTGGCGTTCCACGGGCGCTTCGTCTTTTTAATCCAGGGTTTTTGACCGTCGGCGGCGAGTCCCGCAAAGGCCCAGATGTGGCCGACGGTGGGTGCCTTGTGAATATCTATATTGGCGAGTAAGCCGGCGGTGATGACGGGGCCGATGCCGTAAATGCCGCGCATCCAATCGCCCATGGGGTGGTGAGTCGTGTAGGCGTCAATAGCAGCGCGGACTTGTTTCTCTAACGTGCTGGTCTGGGTCGCCAGCCAGGAGATCAGCGAATGGGGTTCGTTGGCCTTGAGGAGGTCGCGCTCCTGACCTTTGGCGCGCTTGCGGTCCTCTTGGGTGATGTAGTAGTAATCGACGAGGAAGCGCGCCTCAGCGTCGGTTAGCGTGATGGCCGCATCGCGGAGGTCGCGAGTTAGGCGCACGACTGAGGCGAGGACTTCGGGATCGCGGAACTGGAGGTCATCGTCGGGCATTGTTATTCTCCTTGTGGTTCGTTGAATGTTTCGGGTTGGGGTTCGAGGTCGGCGTCCCACCAGGAGAGGAGTTCGGCGAGGTCGCCGTCGCGGTCGATGTCTTTGGCCGTGTCGATTAGGATGATTTTCTTCTCGGTCCAAGGGACTGGGTCGGCGATTAGTTCTGCTATGGCGTCGATGACGCGGGTGTAGATGTTGGTTGACGGCATTAGATGTCTCCGATTTCAACTTCGATTACGGGGGTGGCTTTTCGCGACGCTCGCGCCTTGGCTGGTTGGGGTGCCTTGCCTGGAGTCTCGCCTGGCTGTGGTGCCTTGCTCTCGCCCAGCGGTCGGGTGATGTTTTGGAAGCTCTGGCTTAAGACCTTGATTTGGTGAAGGTAGGCGCTGACTTGGAATTCCGCCCGGTTGCGCTGATCGTAGAGGGACTCGACGAGGGTGAGGATGTTCTCGGTCTCGCCACGAGATATGTAGGATTGGATGAGGTCGCGTGTTTCGGTTGGTAGGGTCATTTCGAGTCCTTTTTGTGGTCGATGTAGAGATCGCCGGAGAGGAGGCCGACGGTGAGTCGCATTCTTTCCTCTTCGGGGCGGAATGGGTCTTTCGATGCGTTGTAGATTACGTAGCAGTCTTGTTGGGAGAGTTGGGGCGTGTGGCGATATTCGCGCATTGCCCCGGAGATTAGGCAGATGTTGTCGCGATGACGGCGGTATTCGCTGTCGATGTGCAGGGCGACTGTGAGCGCGACGCCGAGTGTGGCGGCCATAACGGTTGGGATGGCGAGGTGTCGGATTTTCATTGAAAGTTCTCCTATTCGACGACATGCCAGAGAAATGACTTCCAGCGGTCGCGGCAGGGGATGATCTCGCGGCGGAACAGATCAACACGGTCGGTTATTAATGTGACTGTGCGGATGCGGTGGTGGCCGGTTTCATCAAACAATAAATTGTCGCCGTCGCCGTATTTTGCCGTGATGGCGATGGCATTGGTGTCGGATGCGGGGCGGCACTGATCGTAGCGCAGCATGTCGAGAGGGAACTCGCCGGTGCCGCGAACGGTGAAAGTTACACTTTTTTTAATCGCCATTGTGAGCCTTCCGTAGGCGGGCGAGTTCATCCTGATACTTACAGCGGTGATTGCCCCATTCATCGCCGTAGCCACTGTGGCATTGGTCGGCGGCAAGAGCGAAATTCTCTTGCTGCAACCGGGCGTTCTCGGCCTGGAGGGCGGTTGTGGCAAAGGCTACAATCTTCGCGCGGTCTGCACATAGTTGGTAATGAGATTGGGTTGGTAATATACCCTGCGACATACAAGCACACTTTCCGTATACACTTGCGCAAGCTTCCATCGTGAGACGGGCGATATCCTCGGTTGATAGGTCGGTCATAGTCCTAGGTCTTCCAATGAGGGGCGGATGAGATGGAACCTCAGGTTTCGATTTCGAGTTCTCTACGGGCGACGAGCGCGGCCTGAGTGCGTTCGAGGCCGTCAGGATCATACTCGTCAAGCAGGAACCGAATGAGGGTTTTGTAGTAGAGGGGACTTGGGTTCTGAGTGAAGGTGAAGCCGGTAGAGAACCGCCGGTTCTCTCTGACGGAGGCGATGGCTTCCAGCGCGACGGCACCGACGATGCCGAGGGCGAAGATGTAGCGGGAGTCGACGGGCCTGGTGTCGCCGATCGGGTAGGTATCGTATAGGGTTTGCCGGATTTCTTGGAAGAAGGTTTCGACGTCGGAATTGGTTGTTATCTTCATGGGGAGTTCCTTCTGTCTCGTGCTTTGAGTTCGTATTTGCCGACGGGCGGATCGAATACCACGAAGTCGAGGCTTTCGTAGGAGTCGGGCGATTTTGGACGCTTGA